TCAGAGCAGTCGATTCTCTCAATCTCCACCCCGTCGAACACTACTAGCGGCTTGTCAATTTCTGCTACTAGAGTATCATCTTCCAGCAGAAATGTAACCTTGGCCTGCTTTTCCTCTCCATAGTCCTTGTATTCAACAGTGTACTTGCCGAGGCCGGTTGGGGTTAGTTCGTCTAACTCAGGGAAGATAGACGACATAACACTAACCATTTGGGACTCTAGATCCTGTCCCTCTACTACCGTGAATTCGCGGGTCTCAAAGATGCGCCGCTCTTTGTGGCGATAGGCCGGGATTGCTAGCCCAATACCATCCACACATAGATCATGCAGCACTTGGCGCATTACTTTCCGCAACCCAACTACATGATCCAGCTCCCACTTGAACCATTGATTGACACTGTTTAGCTCGTCATCACTAATCGCTTCATCCAGACGTGTGAATTGGCACACTAGATCCCCGCCTAGCAATGCTTTATACAGACGAGCCTTAGTCTGCTCTACAAAAGTGCTACTAACAGGAACCTGTATGTTATGAGCACCCTCAAAAGGAAAGCTCTTACGCTCTGGAATACCACGCCAAGTGCTCATGTATTCAGTGTGATACTCACGGAACTTAGTACTATCAGCAATGGCGTTCTCGAAGTCGCGCTGGACACGGTTAAAGAGGGCTTCGTAGTCCTCCTCTGATAGAGTAATGCCAATTCGCCGCCTTCTATTCAACAGGGTCTCGGCTAACCCTGCTTCTACGGCAAGGCTTCCCTCTCCCGCATCATCTGGCGTGTCTACTAGCTCCGCGCTGTCGTCTATTTCTGGAAAATAGTCATCCATCAATACACCATTATTCCTCTACGATCCTCACGCTCCGGGGTTAGGTCGAGGCTATTACCCCCGAAGGCTAGTAGATCGTAGCTAGGATCAGCCATTGCTACATAGCGATGAATGTCGGGGAAGTCCTTGTTGGCATCCTTGGTCTTTTCTAACGGCGATAACAAGCGGCGGCGTGCATGTAGGCGTTCGTCCCATGAGAAACGGAGCATTTGATGAATAGGCCCGCCCTTTCCCCGGCAGCTCTCTAGCCACTTCATCCGGCCACTGCTAATCATTGACCTTAGTTGAGTGATGCCAATAGCAGTGTCGTCCTTGCCCAGCTCTACCTGATAGCCCTCAGAGCTAAAGACATCTTCCCAGCAATTGCCGCCTAGCTGTCTAGCCTTGCCCCGATTGGGGTCCATGTAGACAATAGCAGGCTTCTGGCCTATTGCGTCCTCTAGATCATGCAGGCGCTCAAAAAAGGCTTCTAGCGGAGATGCGGGTATCAACACCCACTGGAACCAATAAATAGTATCAAAAGGATCTAGCCATGCATACTCAACATAACAGGGCCGGCGTTCATGTGGGTCTATGCCCATTAGCAAGACACACTTACTAGGATCGGGGCCTTCTTCTATCGGAATAACACTAGGCGGCCTGTCGTAGAAGTCCTTGTAGACAACCCCTACTAGAGTAGCAGGGCGGCCTGTTTCGCGGACCATCCGCTCCTCATCATCTAGGGTCGCTAGAAAGTCCCTCTTTGCTATCTCAGGTAGCCACTGGTTTTCGTGAATTGTTCCTTCGATTACTTTTACAAAATCTTGCTCGCGGCCCTCGTCATATAGCCATGCTTCCTTTAGCAGTGTTGCAGTGATGAACATATAGCCATCAAGGGCAACAAGGCCCCGCATTACTGCTGTGTAGATATCACGCGGGGGAGGCTCATCGCACCATACTACCTTCCAATCCTTACCCTCTGCCTTCTCGGAGCCTTGGTCATAGGTGCGGAAGGCCAAGATAGAGCCATTGCTAAGGACTATCTCAACACACTGCCCAGCGGCATTTTTATGATACCTCTTAATACCGCCCGGAGGCATCCATGTTTCTAGGGTTGGCAGGGTTACTTCCTTATGGGTCTCGAAGTCCTCTGCAAAGACAGCACCCCGAATTGGGCCATTATCCTTCACGGTTCTATCAAGCCGGCCCCAAATTGGGCGGCCTAGCAATGTCTCTATGCATCTAATACCGCCGGCTGTTGATTTGCCATTCTTATTCCCTGCTACATACAGCAGCACGCGGCTGTCGTTGGTGGGGCAGGTTAGGAACTCTACCTGCGCCCCCGGATTGGGCTGGAAGTACTTAACAGGGTCTATCTTAATACTAGCCTCCAGCTCTGCTTTCATCCGGGCAAGCTCAATTAGCTGCTCGGTTGTGTAGCTACTTAACTCTGATGCTGGTGGCAGTAGTCTAGCAAGGGTTGCTGTTATGTAGTTAGCCGGCAACTTGCCCGGCCCCCTGGCTCGCTGTTGCGAGCCAGTCGGGGCGCTAGTGCGCAGTGGATTCTGTTGATACACCACTATTAATCCCTACTCCCTAGCAGCCTAGCAGCCTAGCAGGCTGATATTAATAACTAGCAATGGCATGGCCCAACCCGCCAGAGGCGGGCCATTAGGAGTCGAGCTTCCTAACCGCAATAGCAGGCTGTAGTTCGGAGATAATGGCCTCACGAATCTCAGCCTCGGACTTGCCCTCGTATGGATCTTTATCGGGGCGGTCCATTGCTAGGGAGACTCTATCAATAGGCTTGTGTCCAGCAATGGCTAGGATGTCCGAGCAGGCATTGTTGCGGACCTGCTCTGATTTAGCCCCAAGGGCTAGTCGGATCTTTTCCTCAAAAATAGCAGGAGCAATAGCCTGAGCATCTGACTGTACGTCTAGGATGGTCTCAATGGTCTTATCTTGAAACCGGCCCAGGATCTCCTTGCTGCTATCAGTGTTAATGATGTCCGTAACATGCTGGTCCGAGAACCCTGTAATGGCGGCGATCTCCGCATTTGTATGACCCTGATAATACAGCCGCAGCACGGCTAGCTGCCGGGGGGTCCATTTTCGGGGTTGCCATTGGCCCATTACTAGTCTCCTTATTATAGAGGGTCGGGGTGGCTGTTGGTAGCCTATTGCTAACCCAACAGTCCTCCAACAGTCCCTAACAACAATAGCATATTAACAGCAACTAGCAATTGGACAGCAACGCTACAACAGGCTACCAATAGCCGGCTGATATAGTTTGGAAGTCCTGTGTGTGTTCTAAAGTTATGATGGGGGACACGGTAGGGTACCCGCCCCCTCTACTAATGAGGCGCTTCGCCCTAGTCGCTAGCATTGTACCAAGCGGCTGTACTGCCATAGTAGCAACAGCTAGTCTGTCTGATTCGCACGCATTGATGAGGCATCGGGAGCTAGTAGGGGCAAGGTGTTCGCTTCGCTCAGTTGTCTAATCCCCACCGCCCCAAAGAATAGAAAAGGTGTCGCGCCGCGACCTGATTATTTAATACCGCCCCGCCTTTCGCAACGAATTGACACGCTCTAGTCATCCCGATTTAACTAGCACTATCTGTTGTGTCAATTCGTTTCGCCCCGTGTACTGGGTTATTAGCGTAACTAAAAGCGGCCACTAGCCGTTCGCTAATGACCGCCTCTAGTATTGTTGGCTAGTTGCCCTACTTTAACCAGCACTAGCCCGTAACTAGTAAGGTAAGCAGCTACCTATCGTTGCCAGCCGCACATACCGAACATTCCAGCGCACCGCCTGACGACCTGATCGTGTTATGGTTAGCTCACCTCCAATGCATAGCTGATGCCCCGGAGTGTAGACCGGGAGCAACTGCAGGTATTTGCCGTGCCGCTTGATAGACCAAACGACCTCAGCCGCTAATTTCTCACCATGCGGCAGCGTGTCTAACAATGCCCACGCCGCCGCCCTATCAGTTGGTTGAGTGAGCATAGTCACACCGTACCCACATTGAAGCCTTTAGGCCGCCGCCCCTTCTTGCCAGCTTCTTTGCCGAGCTTCTTCTTTAATGTACTAGTGCAAGCTTGACTGTAGCGACCACGAACGCCCGTACTGATGGCAGACCGCAGTTCTGCTACCGTCAACCCTACAGTGTAGGCGTAACCACGCCCACTTTCGAGTGGACGCTTGCCCTGTACTTCAACGGGCGGATCACCCTGCAACCAGACACCCTCAACCGTACCGCTGGCGTCTACTTCGCGGC